AAAACTGTTACTTTTCCTATGGAGACATCAAACGCAATTACCAATGATAATGCAAGAAGAATGGATTTGAATTGGTGGTTAGCTGCTGGTTCTACTTATTCAAGTGGCACTTTACAAACCAACTGGGGTTCTGATACTGACGGAAATCGTGCGGTAGGACAAGTTAATTGTATGGATAGCACTAGCAATGATATTTATATAACAGGAGTTCAATTAGAAGTAGGCAGCGTGGCAACAGATTTTGAGCATAGGTCATTTGCACAGGAGCTTGCTTTATGTCAGAGGTATTATGTGTCATACCCTGCTGGTTATATTGGTGGAGGTAGAGGTGGTTCTGGAGGTAGCCTTCTCTTATATAATTATTATTTGCCAACACCATTAAGGGCTTCACCTACATTTGAACCAAGTAGTGCATGGTCAAGTAGTAATGGTATTCGAGCATATAAATATAATGGTCAATCAGATTCTACTAGTACACCAACTTTAGGAAGTGGTGGCTACATTGCAAATTCAACTTTTGTATATACATCAATGGCGGGTCATAGTATAGATGATGATAGAGTAGCTAGTTTTACTCATAACAATACACTTGCATTAAATGCGGAGCTTTAAATTATGGCATATCCAACAAACCCTATTTACAAACTTTATAGAGACCCTATAACAAATCAAGTTACTTCAGTATTTAGAACAAGAAATAGCATGGAAGTAGCTATTCCATTTGACGAAGCAAACACCGACTACCAAGAGTATCTAGAGTGGGTAGCAGAGGGGAACACAGCCGAAGCTGCTGACGATTAATTAACCTTTTCTTGCATTTGCCTTGTCATTATCCCCATAGTGACGTAGAGAGGGGATAAAGCTACAATTAGCAGTAATACAAGCACACTTGAAAAAGATAGTGCTTTCAAAATTGCAAATTTAATCATGTTTACAAAAATAACACAAGCATTATCTATTCTCTCATTCTTGTTATCTGCGTCAATGGCTGGAGGTGGTTACTTCGCATACAGATACTTTTCTTCGCCACAGTTTAAAACAAAAGTTATGAACGAAGTTATGCAAGAGGTGCAAAAAATATTACCAGGCCAAATACAAAAAAAACTTCCTAAAGTAACAGGTAAATCACTACCTTTATAAGTGGAGATACAAGAAATAGGTATTCCAGAAATAGTAATACCTGATGTCTATATTCCACCAGTAGTCTTACCTTCCTTTGATGTTCTTAATGTAGAAACTGTAGGCTGTACATATTATCACCGAGACACTAGAAATACAGGTAATAGAAACCTTATAATAGATGACCCCAATGGAGTAACAAGTAACTGTCCTTATCCATCATTCATACCAATAAATTTTCAACCAGATCAATTAATAATTACAGAACAAGCTGCACCTGTAGAAAAAGAACCTGATAAATTACCAGAAGGGAAACCACCTAAAGCAGAAATACCAAAAAATAAAAAAGAAGAACCTGTCATTCCTGATTGTCCTGGTAAAAATGATAGAAGGGTAGGAGAGTTTACATCAGAATTGCGAACAGAACGTGTGAAAGAGTATAAAAGAGGTGATGATGGGATAGAGTGCATCACAATTTATGAAGACGTTCCGTTTATCGACCAATACATACCTACACCTAGCACTATTGTCTCTACTGCTGTTATTGCTAGTGTGGCTGCGACTACACCTATTATTCTCAACCTTGTAAAACCTATTGTTAAAAATCTAATTAAGAAACTTACTTCTCGGAAGTCAAAGAATGAGAGTGAGGAATAACTTGATTTGGTGGAACTGTAACCTTTATACCTTCACAGATCTCTGCATATTTTCCAGTAAAGGTAACACCCAGTTTCGCTTGCTCCCCACATACTCGAAGTCTAAAGAGTGCGATTTCCAATGCCTGTTTCTGGTATAGCAATTCCTGATTTTTAATATTTACTTCTGTAGCTCTTAGACATAAATCAGGTGCTTTACCTAATGGAATACTGATCTGTGCAGAGATTCCATAATTTAAGTTATAGTTATCCTTTTCAAATCTAGGTGTTTCCTGTACATACTTAATAGCACCTGTATCTTCGTCATATATATTTTGTCTCGTCATTGTTTCAATAGGTCTATTAAAACTCCACGCATCAGTTACATATGGGGTAATAGTAAGGCTAGGAGAACTACAAACAATACCTTGTGACATACGGAACTGTGGTGTTGATTGTGGTGCAATCATGGTGGCATTGTTATTAACAGTTCCTTGTGCATTACTAGATGGACTTGCTACGGTTGTATTAGCTAAAACCTTTGAAGGACAAAGCATTAGAGCTACTGCCCAAAGGTACTTTCTACAGTTACGGTTGTAGTTGTATTTATTGTTCTGCTTATATTGGTGATTGTATCGAGTCCTGGAGCTATGATTGTTTCCTGTAGAGAAAATGGAGAACCTTCTGTTACTATCTGCCATCTAGGAACAGTCTCCAATGTAGGGCTAGTAAATGAAAAATTGACGTTATTGATGGTTTGAGTAGCGTCTTGTGATGGTGTTGGATTGATATAACCATTCGCATCATTACTTTTTATATTATTGCCACTGGCAGAATATGTATATCCAGTTCGATACTGATAGCTTGAAATTGTTTCATTAATAATACTCTGGGATGTAGAATTAGTAGTTTGACTACCTGTACGAAAGGTAGGCACAACAGGATTTGCAAGAGTTCTTGCAGGTATTAATATTATTATTAGCAAAAACCATTTAGTCAATGGTAATAGTAACAGTTGTTTGTCCAATACAGCTAGTACCACTACCACCTGCTGTACAAGTATGAACTCCACTGGATAAGCTGGTCATACCTAAACTGCCTGCTGTACCACCTGATCCTATTGTTGTCTGACCCGATAGATGAGGCAATGCAGCTATTCCTGCTGATGGAGTAACAGCAGATGGTGTGGCATCACCTACTGTTAGTGATTCTGTTAAAGAAAAAGCAGAACCAGCACTTGTAATAGCCTTATCAGTCTGTATTAAAGCTGGAACTGAATCGGTCAACGATCCAACATTCAAGCCACCGATAGCTCCAGAGGTTGTAGAGCCTCCGCTAGTTACAGATGGAGTAATATTATTACCTGATAATGAATAAGTTGTACCAAGTTTATTAGTAACGCTATAAGGCATATCTACAGTAATCTGTGCAGAGGTTGTGAACTTCTGAGTTATATCTGCGTAAGAAGCAGAACTAAAAGCAAAAAGTAATAATGGAATTAGTTTTTTCATTTGATTCCTACGTTAGTGTCTTTGTTGTCAACTATATTAACTTTACCTTTTGACTTTTTATTGTCACCGTTGCCGCTTTTTTTGATATTTAAACCGTACTGGGCTGTTACAGCCGACAATAATCCAGCCGCAAAGGTAGTATCAATTTGTCTTGTAGGGTTGGGATTGAAATACGACCAAGAAATTACACCCAAACTCCAAAAAAGTATAATCATCTGAACCACGTTGGCAATCAGACTATTACCTTCTTTTTCTTCTTGTTCTTCCATATTAAAAAAACTGCCTTAGTATATGAGAAGAAAGCAGATGACCATTGCTTTGTTAGGCAGCTATATGGCAAATTTAGCAAATATTGGTATGTTTGGAAAGTAACACAATAGTAATTATGCTCAAACTCTTAAAACCAATACTACTAAAGTTTTTCACGACAACTGCTGTAAAGAGATTAGTAATTGATCTTCTTCGTGCAATCTGTAAACAGACCTCGAATACTCTTGATGACAGAGCCGTTGATATGTTGGAACAGCAGTTGTTTCCTAAAATGAATTAAAATGAACAGTAAAGAGTTCTTTAAGATACTTATTGGTGAACCACCTCTTGAAGTTGAGTTGGAAATAGAAATGAAATGTAGAGAAGTGGAAGAACTACCAGAAAGTATTATGAAAGCATATTGTTTTGCTTTAGTAAAAGAAAACAAAATGCAAAATTTACTTATTATGGCAGCAATGCAACGTATTACTGACACAGAACTTAAGTCATTAAGAACTGAAATGGCTCTTCATCATTACAAAAATAATTTAAAACCAAAAAAGAAAAGTTTACTCAACAGAATCAAGACTATGTTGAGCGTGTTCAGATGATCTATTATCTTCCCATAACACTTTGTAGTAATACATTTTAGTACCCACTGAATTTTTTCTTTCTATAGTTTCAGTAATATTGCCATACTTTTTTTTATATGTATTAGCTACGACAGAATAGTTCTTTCTAGATACACGATCATTAATTTGGAATCTTTGTCCGATTAGCTTATTAGGCATAAT